CAAGCAGATCATGTGGACCGACCTGCTGGAGGCGATCCCGAAGCGCTGGATTCGCAAGGTCAACGAGACCAACATGGCGGTCACGCTGGTCAACGGCACCCGGATTGAGCTGAAGGGCGCCGACAAGGGTGACTCGCTGCGTGGTGTCGGGGTGGACTTTCTGGTGCTCGACGAATTCCAGGACATCGACGAAGAGACCTGGACCAAGGTGTTGCGTCCGACCCTGGCGGATCGCCGCGGCCACGCGATCTTCATCGGCACGCCGAAAGCCTACAACTATCTCTACACGCTGTATCGCAAGGGCCAGGATCCGAAGAACGTCGCCAAGGATCTGTGGCAGAGCTGGCAGTTCCCGACCATCACGTCGCCGTTCATCCCGATCTCGGAGATCGAAGCGGCTCGGGCCGACATGGACGAGAAGTCCTTCAAGCAGGAGTTCGAGGCATCCTTCGAGACCATGTCCGGCCGGGTCTATTACCCATTCGACCGACAGGAGCATGTCGGCGCCTATGCCTTCAATCCGAAGCTGCCGATCTGGGTGGGGATGGACTTCAACATCGACCCAATGTCCACCGTGATTTTCCAGCCGCAAAAGAATGGCGAGCTGTGGGCGGTTGACGAAATCGTGCTGTTCGGCTCCAACACCGAGGAGATCTGCGACGAGCTGGAGAAACGCTATTGGCGCAATCAGGTGCAGATCGTGGTGTATCCCGACCCCGCCGGCGGACAACGCCAGCATGCGCGCGGCGAGACCGACCTGGACATCCTGCGCGAGAAGGGTTTCAAGCGGCTGAAGTTCCGCCGCAAGCACCCGTTCGTGGCTGACCGCGTGAATGCCGTCAACCGCATGCTGAAGGCGGCCGACGGTTCGATCCGCATGCGCGTCGATGCCAAGTGCAAGCATTTCATCAACGCGCTGGAGCAGACCATTTACAAGCCTGGCACGCGCGACGTGGACAAAGCGGCAGGGGTCGAGCATAGCGCCGACGCCGGCGGTTACTGCATCGAGCTGGAATTCCCGATCCGGAAAGTGGAAATTGGTGGCCTGTCTCGATAGGCTTGACACATAAGTCACTACTGAGTTAGTATCGGCAACTATGAAAATCTCGCAGCCTGGACAGACCGCTGTCATCGACCCGCAAGTCGCCGAATCCACGGCGGGAATGAGTGACGACCAGAAGAAATTGCGCCGGCTGATCGAGCGTCGCCATCCCCTCTATGCGGATTACAAGGAGCATTGGGAATTCCTGGAGCAGACCTACAACGGCGGCCGCGAGTGGTTTGATGGCAACATCTTCCGCTACATCAAGGAAGGTCAGGAGGAGTATGGCGAGCGCGTCAAGCGCTGCTACCGCTTCAACCACACCCGCGAGGTGGTCGACCTCCTGAACAAATACCTGTTCAAGCAGCACATCACCCGCAACCAAACAGACGCACCTGAAAGCGTCAAACGCTTCTGGGAGCGCGCCACCAAGAATGGTCTAGGTATCCGCGACTTCATGCGTCAGGCGTCGAAGAAAGCGTCGAATCTTGGTCGCATTGGCATCGTGGTGGACAACAATACTCCGCCCGAAGCCGCCGGCGAGACCCCGCTGTCGAAGGCGGACGAAAAGCAACTCAACATCAAGACCTACGCCTACATTGTTGGCCCGCAGCAGTTGCTCGACTACTCCAAGGATGATGAGGGCAACCTGAACTGGATCCTGATTCTGGAAGCCAAGCGCGACGACGCCAACCCACTGACCTCGTCCGGCGAAGTGCGCGATCAATACCGTCTGTGGACCAAGCAGGAATGGCTGCTGCTGGAACAGCAGACCCGCGCCAGGAAGAAAGTGGTTGTGGTCGTCGACCGCGGCACCCACGGCTTGGGCGAAGTGCCGGTTCTCCTGCACGACAACATTATTTCGGACGAAGAGTATGTGTCGCCGAGCCTGGTTGACGATATCGCCTATCTCGACCGCGCGGTGGCGAACTACCTGTCCAACCTGGACGCGATCATCCAGGACCAGACCTTTTCCCAACTCGCGATGCCAGCACAGAACGTGCTGCCTGGCGACGACAACTACAACACGTTGCTGAACATGGGCACCAAGCGCATGTTCCTGTATGACGGGGAGGGTGGTCACAAGCCCGAATTCCTGTCGCCGGATCCGAAGCAAGCCGGCGTGATCCTGGCGGTGATCAACAAGATCATCGGCGAGATCTATCACACCGTCGGCATGGCCGGCGAACGCACCAAGCAGGACAACGCCGCTGGCATTGACAACAGCTCCGGCGTTGCCAAAGCCTACGATTTCGAACGGGTGAACGCGCTGCTGCAAGCGAAAGCAGACAGCCTGGAAGTCCTGGAGAACAAGGTGGCACGCCTGGTGGCGCTGTGGAATGGCGAAGAGAAGCGACTCGACCCGAAAGGGCTGGTCTCGTATCCGAACAACTTCGACACCCGCAGCCTGTATGACGAGTTCGACATCGCCGGTCGATTGATGCTGGTGCAGGCACCGGACGCGGTGCGCCGTCAGCAGATGGAAACCCTGGTCGATAAGCTGTTCCCGCAATTGGCGAAGGATTTGCGCGCCAAGATGCTGGCCGAGCTGAACGCATGGCCGATCGATCCAGTCGAGCAGGCCGCCGACATGGCAAAGGCAACCGCCGCCGCCGTGCCCAAGGCAGAGAAGGATAAGAAGCAAGGCCAGAACAACAAGCAGGCTGACAAGCCGGCTCCTGGCAACAAGTGATTTAACCCCCGCCGGTCAAGAGAATGGCCGGCTTTAACCCATGACCTAGAGACTGGTCAGAAAGGCAATTGAAATGAAAATTAGCAAACTCCTGCAACTGCTGATGTTGAGCGCCAACCTGTTCCGCGTCGGTATCGTTCCCGAAGGTGGTGGAGGCGATGACGCAGCCGCAGCCGCCGAAGCTGAAGCAGCCGCAGCCGCCGAAGCTGAAGCCGCAGCAGCCGCAGCAGCAGCCGGCGGTGACGGCAAACCGAAGGTGTCCGATGCCGAGGCCAAGCTGCTGAAGGAAGTGATGCAGAAGAAGGATGCATTGAAGACGGCATCCGATGCGCTGACCGCCGCCAACGACAAGCTGAAGGCATTCGAAGGTATCGATCCAGTCAAGGTGCGTGAACTGCTGGCGCAGCAATCCGCCGCGGAGAACGCACAGCTCGAAGCCAAGGGCGAATACGAGCGGGTCAAGCAGCGCATGGCTGAGGAGCACGCGACCACGCTCAGGGGTAGGGATGACCTGATCGCGCAGCTCCAGGCGCAACTGGCCGGCAAGGACGGCACCATCAATGAACTGACGGTGGGCCAGCAGTTCGCCCATAGCAAGTTCATCACCGAGGAATCGACGATGGCGCCAGCCAAGGCCCGCAAGCTGTTCGGCGAGCACTTCGATATGGTCGACGGCAAGGTCACGCCGTATGACAAACCGCGTGGCGAAGCTAACCGCACGACGCTGGTGGATCAGTTCGGCAACAGCCTGCCGTTCGAAGAAGCGATGCGCAAGATCGTGGAAGCCGACCCGGATCGCGATTCTCTGTTGCGTAGCAAGGTCAAGCCTGGCGCCAATAGCGACTCGAAAGCCAAGCCGGTGGATGCAAAGATCAATACCGCCGAGACCGACTCGATCTCCAAGATCAGCGCCGGCCTCAAAGGGTTGAAACTCGGCTAAGATAGTAAGTCAGTGGTGATTGACACATGGACCACTCTGTGGTATTGTGTCAATCATCGGTGACTTAGAGCGACTTAGGCTTCCGAATCTCTCTATTTATTTTTAAAGGATGGAAACATGCCTCTGTTGCGCGCTGAAGCCGAGAAGCTGAGCAATAACCAGCTCATCTCCGGTGTAATCGATCAGATCATCGAACGCGATGACCTGTTCGCCGTCTTGCCGTTCGTCAGAACCGAAGGTAAGGCGTATCTCTACAACCGTGAAAATACCCTGGGTGGAGCTGACTGGCTCGATCCTAACGAAACGATCAACGAATCCGCTGCGACCTTCTCCGAAGTCGTGGCCAAGCTGCGTATCATCGCTGGCGACGTTGACGTTGACAAATTCCTGATGACCGTCAATAGCGACGCGAACGACCAACTCGGCGTTCAGGTTGCGAAGAAGGCGAAGGTTGTTGGCCGCGAATTCCACAAGGTTCTGGCGACGGGCGATGCTGGCGTGAATGCCAAGCAGTTCGACGGCATTGCCAAGCTGGTGGACGCGGCTCAAGTAGTTGGCGCCGGCGTTAACGGCAATGCGCTGACGCTGACCATGCTCGACGAATTGCTCGACGCAGTGCCGAACGGCGCTGACGTGATTGTGATGCGCCGTGGCACGATCCGCGCCTACCGCGCCTTGCTGCGTGCTACTTCCGGCACCGACGCGGTGATGCAGATGGTTGAGAACTTCGGCCGTCCGATGCTGACCCACAACGGCGTCCCGATCATCATGAACGAGTTCCTGGCTGGCGACGAAGACAGGGGCACCGCAACCGACACTTGCTCGGTCTACGCTGTGCGCCTGAACGAGTTGGACGGCCTGCACGGTCTGTATGGCGGCGAAAACGCTGGTATGGTGGTCGAGAACATCGGCACCGTCCAGAACAAGGACGCTGTTCGTATCCGTCTGAAGTGGTATGTCGGCCTCGCGCTGAAGTCCACCCGGAGCCTGGCTGCAATCCGCGGCGTGACTAACATCTAAGGCTTGCACGTCAGTCACTACTGACTTACAATAAGGCGGTGTCGAAAGACCCCGCCTTTTTCTTTATCTGAAAGGAAATCATGAAAATTCGTCTGATGCAGCCCGGCTTTGAAAACTTTACCGGCCCGATGGGGCGCCTGGTGTTCGAGGACGGCCTGTCCACTACCGACGTCGAGGGGCGCGACTTCCTGCGCATGTCGTCGGTGATGAAGTGCGAACGCGAAGATGGCACTTCGGCCTCACCGGTCGATGCGTTGCTGGCGATCGCCGATGTCGGTGCGCCGACCGCTGAAGTGGCGCGCGCTGAAGAGCTGGAACGCAACGCCGATGCGTTGAAGGTATTCGCGCAGCCGGAAGCCGACAGGCCCGCGACCGATGAGCCCGCCCTGCCGGTCGCCGCGCTCTATACCGAAGAACAGCTCGGCAAGATCGCTGATAAGAAGGGCATCAAGGGCTTGCGCGAAATCGCTGAACCGATGGGCATCAAGGGCAACTCGATCAAGGAATTGATCGCTGAGATCCTGCAAGGCCCGAAGGTCGAGGGGTAATCAATGGACGCCTTCCTGCATGGGACCGAAGTTAAGCTGGTGGTGCCGCTGACCGATGCGGTCGGCAACCAGTTGAGCGTGTCGGCGATCGAATACCGTGTGGTCGACCAGCTCGGCGTCGAACTGGTGCCGAAAACCACGGTCACCGGCTTTGTTGCCGACGCGACTACCGCAACGATCACCGTGCTGGTGGCGTCTAACACGCTGCCTGTAGGCGCTGCACGCGCGCTGCGGCAGGTGGACCTGTATTGCACCGTCGGCGGCAATATCGTGCTGCTGACGGCCGCCTATGCGATCACGCAGCCTGATGTGCTGGTGGTTGGCGTCAATTCGTTCCAGAGCTATGCGGCGGCGCAGTTCATCGCGCTGGATATCCCCAACATCGCCGGATGGGACGGCGCCTCGGACGCACAGCGCACCGCAGCGTTAATCGACGCCCGCGAGCATGTCTGCCAGTTGAGTTTTCAGCGGCTGAATCAGCGCTTTGGGCAGAACTCCCTGGATTACCTGCCCGAAGGCACGCGCGACGTCGGCAGCAATATGTTCGGCTTTACCGGCGACCTGAAGCAACTGACGCCGGCACAATTTACCGGTCTGCCGCCCGAATTCCTGGCGGCGCTCTACAAGGCCCAAGTCGCTGAAGCGAACGTGATTCTAGGTGGCGACCCGGTCGAAGCCAAGCGCCTGGATGGGCTGCTGCTGGATTCGGTCGGCGAGTCGCGCCAAATGTTCCGACCAGGCAAGCCGCTGCAACTGCCGGTGTCGCGCCGCGCGCTGGCTTACCTGTCGCAATTCGTGACCTTTTCCAAGCGGATCGGACGCGCATGATCTCCCTGCCTCACGCTGACCAGTTCGGCCTCGACCTGGCGCGCGACTACGATACGTTCGCGCTGACCCTGACCGGCCGCTATCTGGCAATCCAGGCTGCTGCCGGCACCCCGACCCCGCCGTTTTTCATCGAGCAGTTCTCCGGCCTGGCGCGCGGTCACGTCACGCAGTTCATCGCCGGTGCCGACAACCGCATTGACGGGTGGGTGACCGACCTCGGTGATGGCGTTGACCTGAGCGGTCGTAGCGAAGCGCTAAAGCAGTCCTTGCGCGTGATTGCGATCAAGAACGCCCGCGACCTCGCAACCCGACTGCGCGGTGGTCACGTTGGTTTGAAAAACCTGTTCACCGGCCCGATGGGGTCGCTCGGCACGCTGTTGCAGCGCCAGCTCGCCTCGCCCGACCTGAAGTCGATGGATGACGCGGGTCGTATCTGGGATTCGTCCAAGCTGGTGCGCACCGTCGGCCGTGACTTCGCCTACCAGTCACTGATCGATGTCCAGGCATATCACCTAGCGCTCGATAGCGACGTGGCGCAGGTGGTATATGACGATCCCGAGCACGTGTATCACGGCATGCGCATCTCGCTTTCCGGCGCCGATCCGAAGCTGACCAGCCTGACCTCGGCCCGCAAGCTGATCTTCCACCCGAACGCTTCTGCCCAATTGAGTCATGTTTAAACCGAACCAACGATGCCGGATCCAGCTGTCCGGTGGCAACGACGTGTATGGACAGCCCAAGCCAGGCGTGTTCGTGAGTGAAGGCTGCTCAATCGTCAAGCTGATGATCGTCAATCAGAAGTCCTCGGTGCGCGCCGATTCGTCGGCTTCGCGCGGCAATGCGCGGGAGCTGCAAGCCGATTGCGTGCTGCTGATGACGGTGGCGACCAAGGCCAAGGTCGACGACATCATCCAGATCGCCGGCGCCAAGTTCAAGATCTCCGGCCGGTTCCCGCGCCATGACGTGAACGGGCGTCTGGACCATGTCGAAATTCACGCAATGATGTGGAGTGACAAATGAACCTGATGCCGTTAGCTGACCTGTTGGAGTCGTCCGGACACGGTAACCAGGGCGACACCGTATTCCTGAACATGATGCCGGCCCAGGCAGAGACTGCAATCCTGTTACGCAGCCCGTTGACCGGCACGCCGATCGATTACGAGCTGCCTGGCTACTACCGCACCGAATTCCAGTTGATCGTGCGAGGTCGCGACTATGTCGCCGCCGAAGTGCGCATCGCCGCGGTGGTTGCGACCCTGACCCTGAAGAATGCCGCGGTCGGGCCGCTGTATTTCAACTACTGCCGACCGAAGACCGAGCCGGTGTCGTTCCCGCTGTCGGACGGCAACTTGTTTGAATTCTCCACCAACTTCGACGTGTCCTTCGTGAGAGCGTAATGGGGATCACGGTGACCGGCGTCATGGAAGTCGAGGAGATGCTGATTAACCTCGATACTGACGGCAGGAAGAGGGTGGTATCGGCGCTCTACAAGGCGGCGTTGGATACCCGCAAGCTGGCGCGCGCAATGGCACCGCGTGACCTGGCCAATCTGGAGAAAGCGATCAAGGTGCGTCCGGAAATCAACTCCGGCCGCCTGCGTGACGAGTTCGGCCGCTTCCAGCGCACCGAAGTGGAGGTCTATATCGACATGGACATGCCGGTCGATGACCCGCACCGCAAAAGGCCGGCCACCGTCGGCGACTATGCGTGGGAGATCCACGAACACCTGACGCCGTATGGCGCCAAGCAGTTGGGTGAGAAGTCGCTCGACAAGCAGCGCCGCAATAGCGGCATCGTGGTCGGCGGGGGCTTCCTTGAGCGCGCGGCCACAGAAATTGAGCAAGGACTGGACGAAAGACTGCGCGCAGTGCTTGACGAGATCGGGTTTTAGCGCTAGGCAATTGCCTGCTTTTGTGGTATAGTCAATCAGTCAGTAGTGACTTAAATACGCGTAATAATTTCTCTCTTTGCAAAGGAGTTTTCGAATGGGTAGTTCTACCAAAAACGTCAAGCTTGGCGTCTGCAAGATTTTGTTTGCGGGTGTTGACCTTGGCTACACCAAGGGTGGCGTGGATGTCGAGGTGAAGACCGAGACCCACAAAACTCAAGTCGACCAGTTCGGCAAGACCACGATTAACGAATACCTGATGGGCCGCGAGGTGCTTGCCAAGGCACCGCTGGCGGAGACGACCATCGAAAATATGATTGCGATCATGCCTGGCGCCTCGATGAGTTCGACCGGTGGCACTGTCGCGTCTGGCACCATCACCATTACCACCAACCCGGTTGCCGGCGATACGATTCTCGTCAATGGCGTCACCGTAGCGTTCAAAGCTGCCCTGACTGGCGCTGCCGACGAAGTGCTGATCGGTCTTACCGCTGCCGCGACTGCCGCCAACTTGGCCGACGCACTCAACAAGTCGACCACGGAAGCGATCGCTGCCGCGACTTACTCTGCGGCCGCGGCTGTCGTGACCGTTAAATACGGTAACGCACTGGTCTACGGCGCCAATGGCAACAAGTCGGTCGATGGCAATGCTTTCACCCTGGTTACCGGCATCGCCGCTGCTAAAGTCACCATGTCGGGCGCAACCCTGACTGGCGGCGCTGACGCGACGGCAAAATCGGTATCGGTCAACACCGGCATCGGCATCGACCTGCTGTCGCTGGCCAAAGAGCTGCGCTTGCACCCGATCGGCAAGCCCGAATCGGACAAGAGCGAAGACTTCGTGATCCCGTTGGCAGCGACTGCCGGCGCCCTGAAGTTTGCTTACAAGCTGGAAGACGAGCGCGTCTATGACGTCGAGTTCGGCGGGTATCCGGACGCAAACGGGAAACTGTTCACTGTTGGCGTGTAAGATCAGTCAGTCGTGAGTTACTCGAAATCCTGAAATTTCAACCACAAGGCCCGCTGCCAATAAGCGGGCCTGTTTTACACAAGGAGCAAGCAAATGACAAAGATTCTGAACCTCGACGCATTGTCGGCCAAGCCGTCCGAGCGTGAATTGCAGATCGGTGGCCAGTCCTACCCGATCCCGAAGATGACGGTCGACAACTTCATCGAGACCACCCGCGCCGCCGCGCGTCTGGAAAAGAGCGACGACCTGGCTGAACAGGTGGAAGCCACGATCGAGATGATCCAACGCGCCGTGCCTGGCGTGCCGCGCGACGCGCTCGGTGGTTACTCGCTGGAGATCCTCGGCAAGATCGCCGCCTTCGTGCGCGGTGACGACGTCGATGGCGCCGAAGAAAAGCTCGCACAAGCCCAAGCCGCCGCTGCTGAACAGGCAGGGGGCGACCCGACGGGAAAGTAAAGCAACCGGCAATCGAGGAAATCGACTTCGGTTTCTTCTTTTGTCGGGTCATGCACTTTTACTCACAAACCTATCCGTCAGTGCTGGCACTGCCGGTGAAAACCTTCTGGCTTATGAACGGCAACATCGACCGGATCCAAGCACAGAAGGACATGCGAACTCTGACAGTGACCTCGGCGGCGCAATCGCCCGGTGAGGCGGCCAAGGAGTTGCGGCAACGCCTGATCGTCGAAGCTGGAACGATCGTGAAGGTAGAAGGCGACTCGGTAGCAACGGGTGGTCGGCCCTACGTTCATGAAGAGCGTGATGAAGCAGGCTTCGCAGAACTGAAGGAGCTTTCGAAACTGATTTAATCTTGAGGTCTTAGCATGGCGATTGGTAAGGAAATTAAGGTCGTTCTCACCCTGGACGACAAAGGCTTCAAGGTAGGGATCCGTGACGCCAGCGGATCGCTCCAGAATTTCGAAAAGCAACTCGCAACGACCGCCACGTCGGTCAAAAATGTAGAAAGCCATTTCACATCGTTTGGTGCCAAGGCGCACCAGATGGTGACGACAATGGGCATGGCGCGATTCGCGCTGATGGACCTGCGCGACATTTTCTTGTCGCTACCTCTGGCCGTATTGAAAACCTCCGGTGAGATCGAGCGCCTGACGCAGTTGATGTCGGGCCTCAGTCGTGAATCCGACGCCACCAAGAGGAAGTTGGAGGCGGCCGCCAACGTCAAATTCCTGTTCAACATGGCGCAGAATGCGCCATTCGAAGTCAAAGCGCTTGGCGATGCATTCGTCAAGCTGAAGACTGGCGGCCTCGATCCGACGAACGGTTCGTTGAAGGCGCTGGTTAATGGCGTGGCCCGTTTCGGCGGCACGTCGGAGCAATTGAAGCGCGCAGCGATCGCCATTCAGCAGATGGGCGGCAAGGGTGTGGTCTCGATGGAAGAGTTGCGACAGCAGCTCGGCGAGGCGGTCCCGAACGCGATGTCGGCGATGGCCGAAGGCATGGCCATGTCGATGGCAGAGCTGTCCAAGAAGGTCGCGACCGGCACCATTGGCGCTACCTCGGCGATGGGCAAGATGCTGGCCGTGATGGGCTTGCAAAACGCTGGCGCCGCTGCCGCAATGATGGACACCTGGGTCGGCTTAATTGAGCGCCTGAAAACCCAATGGGAGTTGTTCAAGCTCGACATCGGCGCCGAAGGGCTGTTCGACGAAGCCAAGCAGGCCGTCAAGGAATTGACCGCGGCATTGGGCGGCGCTTCCGGCGCTAACCTAGCACGTTCGATCGGCGGCACACTGAATGCGGCAGTGACCAACGTGTTGGATCTGACCAAGGCGTTGGTCGAAGCCTGGGACTGGATCAAGCTGGTCGGCCAGGCGTGGGTGACATATTGGGTGGCGAGCAAAGTCGCCGGGCCGATCCTGGCGTCGGTCAATGGTCTGGGTGCGGTGCGCGACAAGCTCGCGCTGCACCGCGACTGGATCTCGGCCAACCTCGAAAATGAAAAACGCGGCATGGTTGCGGCCGAGCTGGCAAAAGCCGAGTCGTTGCGTCGTCAGCAAGCACAAAACAACCAGGAAATCGCCGCCGAACGCGCCGCTGCCGCTGAGAAGCGTGCGATCCGCGTTCAGGAGTTGCGCGACGAGATCGCCACCAATAACGCGATCATGGCAACCAATCGGCAGCGCATGCGCGAGGCGGCCGATTTCCGCAACGGTGTCTCGGCCAACCCGCTGGTGGCGCAGCGTAACGTGCCTGGTCTGCTCACTACTGACCAGCGGCAAATGGTCGAGGGCTTGCTGAACCAAGCGTCGGCGCAGGAAAAGGCCGCGGTGCAAGCCGCCACCTACAATCGCACGCTGCAAGCGCAGCAAGTCGCACTGCGTCAGGAAGCGACCCTGCTGTCTACGTCGAGCGCGGCGCTGTCCGAAACCACGCTCAAGAAGCGCGCACTAAATGCAGAGCTGGACCTCGCAATCAACAAGCACATCGATGCAGCGAATGCGGCGACGAGGCACACCAGCGCCCTGGCGAGCCTGCGCGAAGCCGGTAAGACGGTCGCGAGCTACCTCGGCAGCATGATCTTCTCGATGAACGGTTTGGTGATCGCAATCACCGCCGCCATCTACGCTTGGCAGTATTTCTCCGACGCGGCCAAGCAGGCCACGCGTGAAGCCAAAACCGCGCTGGAAATGAAGGACCGGCTGCGTCGCGGCACCGTCAACGACGACGACACCAATGACATGAAGAGCGTCATTGCCGGCGAAGAGAAGAAGCTGGCCACGCAGGAGGTCGCACTGGCGGGTCTGCGTCGCAAGCGCGATGAGGCATTCAAGAAGGGTCTGGATACGTCCGCGATCGAGGCCCGCATCAGGGCCGCCGAGCAAGAGCAGCAACGCCTGCTGACATCGGTCACGGCAAACCGCGGCAACCTGAAGTTGGGCATCGAGCAGGCCGAAGCTACCAAGGGCCAAGCCGCCGCTAACCAGATCGCTCAATCGGTCGAAGCGCAAGCGGATAAGGCGGCCGAATCGTTCGTCCAGGCGAATGAAAAGCTGACCGCTAAACTCGCGGAGATGGGTAACAAGGCGCCCAAAGCGGACGTTAAAAAGATCCTGGACGAGCGGGTCGCCAATTCGATCAAGGGTTATGAGGCGCAGCGTGACTTCCTCAAGGGCGAGGCGGAGCGTTACGGCGTGCTGGCGCAGGAAGCCACAAAGGGTAGTGCCAAGCGCACCGAATACGAGAATGCGGTCAAGCTGATCAATAAGCAGTTGTCCAACGCCAATGAGCAGGTCATCGCGCTGAATCGTCCGAACGACATCATTCCCAAGGACAAGAAGGACAAGCAGCTCACGCTGGAGCCGACTGACGATCTGTTCAACAAGATGAATGCTGACGCGCGCGCCATCAACAAGGCGAACGCATCGATGCAAAATCTGAATGCCGACCTGGTCGAACTGAAGCAACTGAAGGAGCAGGCGCAGGACGAGATCGACACCATTGTCGACCAGGACCGACATAAGAAGGTTATCCACACGCCCGAGCAGGAGAAAGAAGCGGTCGAGCGGCTGACCAACCGCAAGGCGCTGGAACTGGCGGTGCGCGAGATGGGTGCGATCGTTCCAAAGCTGGAGTCTTCCAAGGAGCGGCTGCGCCAGTTGGAAGAGCAGATCGCTACCGGCAACTATCGCGACGCGCCGAACGACGAAGAGTCGAAGACGCTGCAACGGCTGGAGGCGATTCGCAGACTGGCACCGAAAGCCGGCACCGCAATGGAAGCGGTAATCAGCAAGCAGAAGGAATTGCTGGAGGCCTCGGGCAAGCGTGACATCGCATCCGGCCTGATCGACTCTGCCAAACGGATTCGCGACCTGGAGGTGGCCGGCATCGTCGACGCCCGCCAGCGCACGATCGCCGAACATCAGAAGGAAGTCGACGACGCCGCGCACAAGTATGACCGCCTGTTGGAGCTGGCCCTCAAGTATGACCAGGACACCGGCGCCATCTTTGCAAACCGCGCCAAAGAGATCGAGCTGATCAACCAGAAGATGGCGCGCGCCATCGAAACGCCGATCAAGAAGCTTGCCGACGAATGGAAGAAAGGCACCGACCAGCTTGAGACCGCAACCCGGTCCTGGGCAGAGTCGTTCCTCGATACGATGACCACCGCGCTTTCCGGCGGCGGTCTGAAGTGGCGCGAGTTCCTGGTCGGTATGCTGAAGTCGACGCTGGACATGCACCTGAAGAAGAGCTTCGGCGATCAGATCAGCGGCATGTTCGACGGCATCGGCACCAAGATTGGCAACCTGCTCGGGATTGCCCGCCAGGCGCCCGCTGCCGCCCTGATTCCTGGTGCCGGCACGGCCGCCACAGGCGCTGCTGCTGGTGTCGCTACCAGCGCAACCGCCACTGCGGTTGGCAGTGCCGCTACTGACGCTGCTCAGAACGCGGCAGCCGCCGGTATGAAAGCGGTCAGCGCCGCAACCGATGTTGCGGCTGACGCGATGGTGGATATGACGACCACTGGATTGGCCGACATGGCGACCTCGACATTGATGTCGGCGCTGCAAACCACCGGCAAGATGACGGTCGAGCAGGCAGCAACGGCAGGTATCGCCCAGATGGGGTTGGCTGCTTTCGGCGCAGCCACGGCGTTGACAGCGGCGGCCGCCGCTAGCTACCAGGCAGCCGCGTCGGACACCGCCAGTGCATTCTTTGCCAACGGCGGCATCATGTCGTCGGTCGGTTCGGTGCCGCTGCGTCAGTATGCCAACGGCGGCATCGCCAACTCGCCACAACTGGCGGTGTTCGGCGAAGGCGCGATGAATGAAGCGTATGTGCCGCTGCCAGACGGCCGCTCGATCCCGGTCACGATCAGTGGCGGCGAGAAGACCGCCACTGGTGGCACCTCGGTCGTGATCTCGATCGTCGTCAACGAAGCCGAAGGTGGCGAACAGTCCTCCTCGGAAGGTGATGACGACCAGCAGATTTGGGGTCGCATGGCGCAGCGCATCAAGAGCGTGGTGCGGGAAGAGATGGTAACCCAGGCCCGCCCCGGCGGCATCCTTTACAAGTAAGTCAGTAGTGAGTTAATATTATGACGAAACCGATTTTTGGCTGGTTCCCCGATGTTGAATCCGAAATGTCGGTCAAGCCGAACGTCAATTCGACCAAGTTTGGCGACTCGTATGAAGCGCGGGTCGCTACCGGCATTAACTCGATGCCGCAGAAATGGTCGCTGACTTTCAGCCGTGACCGCACAACGATTCTGGCGGCGCTGGCCTTCCTGAAAGCGCGGGCCGGTGTCGAGTCCTTCACCTGGACCAGCCCGCATCAGGAAGAAGGCACCTACGTCTGTCGCGAGTGGAAGACGCGGCAAAAGCGCGGGGTGATGGAACTGACGTGCAACTTCGAACAAGTCTTTGAGTATTGACCATGACGGCAACGGTAGCAGCAGAGATTCAATCGCTTTCCCCCTCGGCCAGGATCGAGTTGTTCGTGCTCGACCCAAGCAGCGTCGAAGGCGGTGGCACACCGATGTATTTCCACGCCGGCACGAACCAGTTGCAGCAGCCCGTGGTCTGGCAGGGCATTACTTACCAGCCGCTGCCGATCGAGGCGGAAGGTTTCGACATTACCTCCAAGGGCACCATGCCGCGCCCGAAGGTGCGGGTGGCTAACATTCAGGGGCTGTTCTCGGCGCTGGTGCGCGAGTCCGACGACCTGGTTGGCTACAAGGTGATTAGGAAGCGCACCTACAAGCGTTTTCTGGATGCCATCAACTTTACCGACGGCGTCAACCCGGACGCCGATCCGAATCAATATTTGCCGGATGACGTGTGGTTTGTCGAGCGCAAGGTCTCCGAAAACCGCTATGTGATCGAGTGGGAACTGTCGTCGGCCTTCGACCTGCAAGGCGTGATGCTGCCCTATCGCCAGGTGATCCAGAACGCCTGTTCGTGGAAATACCGCGGCGCAGAGTGTGGCTATATGGGTGCCCCGTTTGACCGCAATGACCAACCGTGCTCGGCGGCGGACGACTACTGTCCGAAGAAACTAACCTCCTGCGAAAAGCGATTCAATTCCGTGACGCCAGGCTGGCTGGCCATCCTGCCGTTTGGCGGCTTTCCAGGAGCCAGCCGTGTCGGTGGATAACGAGCTGCTTGAAGACATCCGCGCCGCGGCAGTCGCCGCCTATCCGAACGAGGCGTGCGGGCTGATCATCGCCGGCGCCAAGAAGGCGGTGGCGGTCACCTGCAAGAATATTGCGACCGATCCGACCCGCTACTTCCTGCTCGACCCCAATGACTATGCGCGCTACGCCGATCAGGGCGATGTGCTGGCGGTCTGGCATACCCATCCGGAAGCGTCATCCAAGCCGTCCGAGACTGATGTCGCCGGCATCGAGTCGACCGAAATGGAATGGTGGATTCAGGGGCTGAAGAAGGATGGCGACCAGTTTGTGTTCGACGAGCTGTCAATCACCAAGCCGACCGGCTACCAGGCGCCGTATGTCGGGCGCCCCTACCTGTTCGCCATTTACGACTGCTATTCGCTGGTGCGCGACTACTACAAGCGCGAGTTTGGCTTGGTCTTGAATGACTACCCGCGCATCGAAGAGTGGTGGAAGAGGGGGCATGACTTCTTCGGGCAGCACTTCGTCGAAGAAGGCTTTGAATTGTTGATGAATGTCGAGCCTATCCCTGGCGATGTGTTCCTGATCCAGGCGGGCGCCGATGTGCCGAATCACGTTGCGATCTATGTCGGAAACGACCAGATCCTGCACCACTGCATTAGCCGTCTGTCGCGTCACGAAGTGTATGGGCACGGCTACTGGCACAAGCACACCACCCATCACTTGAGGCACAAATCGAAATGCTGACGACCGTTATTCTCGAAGGTGCTATGGGCAAGCAGTTCGGTCGCAAGTGGGAGTTGGAACCTTGCTCGCCTGCCGAAGCGTTGCGCATTATCGACGCCAACAAGCCAGGCATGTTCGCCTGGATCAAAGGCAACCTGCAAAAGTATGGACGCTATCGCGTGATTTGCGAGTATCCGGACGGCCGCAAGGATGAACTCGATGGCGATACGTTTGCGATGAATGGCAAGCCGTCGAAGATTCGCTTCGTGCCGCTGATCGAGGGCGCCTCGGCGGCGGCTCGCTTCGTGGTTGGCGCGATCTTGCTGATCATCGCCTACGTTTTCCCCCCCTCTGCGCCTTACCTGGCGCCGATCGGCGCCGGCCTGATGATCGGCTCGGCAATTGAAATGCTGTCGCCGCGCCCGAAGAACGACACGGATTCGGGCGAACGCAAGGACAAGACCAGCCGCTACTTCGATGGACCGGTCAATACCTCGATGCAAGGCGTGCCGGTGCCGCTGATCTACGGTCGCGTGCTGACTGGCTCGCATGCGATCTCGGCCTCCCTGACGATTGAATAATTGGAATCAACTATGGTGAAACAGGATTTGCGCACGGTAACGGGTGCCGGTGGCGGTGGTGGGTGTTTCCGTGCTGGCGCCCAAGTGCAACTGGAAGGTGGCAAAACGATCGCCATCGAACTGCTGAAGGTGGGCGACACCGTCCTGGCGTTCGACGACCGTGGCGAGGTGCATGCCGCCAAGGTCACTAAGGTTCATTACCATCCCGAGCCGCAGCCGATTCTGCGCGTGAAGTTCTGGAAGGGCGAGATTCACATCACGCCGAACCATTGGGTGCTGAACCAATACGACAGCTTTGCCGAGATCGGTCGTTTGACGGCGCACGATGCGCTGGTGGACGGCATGGGGCATCTGCGTCCGATCGAGTCGGCCGAATTGATCGGTCATGAGCCGGTCTGGAACCTGACGGTCGAACCGCACCACACCTTCATCTGCGACGGCGTGCGCGTGCATAACGGCGGTCATCGCGAGAGTTACCCGGTCGTGACTGGCGCCGGTGGTGGCGGTGGCGGCAAGAGCAATGGCAGGGCGCCGATCGAGGATCCGGACACGTTGGAGTCGCGCGCGATGATCAGTGTGCTGGATCTGATCGGCGAAGGAGAGATCGGCGGCTTGGTCGACGGCGCCAAAAGCATCTTCTTCACCGAAACCCCGGTGCAGAACCCGGACGGTAGTTTCAACTTCAAGGGCGTGTCGTGGTCCATCCGCAACGGCACCCAGAACCAGCAGACGATCCCTGGCTATGCCGCGGTCGAGGCACCCTATTCGGTCGGCATCCGGGTGCGGGCAGATACCCCGCGCACCGTGACGGTCAACAACCCGAACGTGGACCGTGTGCGGGTGGTGGTGACGCTGCCGTCACTGGCGCAGTCCGACGCCGATGACGGCGACACGCACGGCAGCACGGTGCAGTTCCGCTTCATGGTGTCGGTCGATAGTGGCCCCTATGTGAACTTGATCGGCGACCAGACGATTTCCGGCAAGGCCCGCAGCCGCTATCAGCGCGCCTACATGATCACGCTGCCCAAGCCAGGCAGCACCTGGAACATCCGGATGGAGCGCATCACGGCGGATTCCGAGACTTCGCTGATTGCCGACGAGACCTACTTCGACAGCTACGTCGAGATCATCGATGCGCGCCTGTCCTACCCGAACTCGGCCCTGATCGGAGTCACGCTCGATTCGGCGCAGTTCAGCTCCGTGCCGCCGCGCGCCTACCTGGTCGATGGTCTGTATATCCGCGTGCCGAACAACTATGATCCGGTCACCCGCACCTATACCGGCATCTGGAACGGCGGCTTCAAGCTGGCAATCTCGTCCTGCCCGCCCTGGATCCTGTATGACTTGCTGACCAACTACCGCTATGGCTTGGGTCAGTTCATCTCACCCTCGCAGATCGATACAGCCGCGCTCTACAAGATCGGGCGCTACTGCGACGAGATGGTGCCGGACGGCTTCGGCGGCATGGAGTCGCGCTTTACGGTCAATACCGTGATCAACAGCCAGGCCGAAGCCTACAAACTGATCATGGATCTGTCGTCGGCGTTTCGCGGCATGTCGTATTGGAATGGCGGCATGGTGGCGTTTTCCCAGGATGCGCCGACCGAGCCGGGTATGATCTTTACGCCAGCCAACGTGATCGGCGGCACCTTCAACTATACGGGCACCGCCCGCCGCGATCGTCACAGCGTCGCGCTGATCACGTGGAACGATCCCAAGGAAAATTACAAGCAGAAGATCGAATACGTCGAGGACGGCGATCTGGTGCGCAAATACGGCATTCGCAAGATTGAGATGGTGGCGTTCGGCTGCACGTCGCGCGGCCAGGCCAACCGTGTCGGCAAGTGGATCCTCTATACCGAGCAGTTCGAATCTGACCTGGTGTCCTTTAGTGTCGGTCTCGACTCGGCGCTGATGCTGCCAGGAGAAGTGATCAAGATTCACGACACCTACCGCGCCGGCAAGCGCATGGGTGGGCGCCTGGCCGCCTGCACCGATGCCTCTGCCACGTTGGACGCCGAAGTGGAGCTGGATAGCGTCGGCGCGCAGATCTCGATCCGCCTGCCGGACGGCACCTTTGCCGATCGTATCATCAACGAAGTTGCGGGCGCCCATACCGTCATCACCTGGAACAACCCGCTGCCGGCCGTGCCGGTAGCAAACGCGATCTGGCTGTTGGCCGAGCCGAAGCTGGAACCGATGCTGGCGCGCGTGATCGGGATCGGGCAGGGTGAAGAGCCAGGCACATTCTCGATCGCCGCACTGGAGCACAATCCCTCCAAGTTCAACGTGATCGAATTGGGTTGGGAGTTGGAGGAGCCGAATACCTCGATCATCGATCCGTCAGTGGTTAGCCTGCCAATCAACATGGCGGTGACCGAGTCGCAATATCAAGTCGCACCTGGCATCGTCGGCACCAAGCTGTATGTGTCGTGGGAGGGGCGCGAGCCGTCCTACGAGCTGCGCTGGCGCCGGATCGGCAAATACCAGACCAACTGGCAGACCATCTCGACTTCCACCGCCACCGTCGAGCTGGAGAACGTGCGCGCCGGCATCCATGAGTTCGAGCTGATCGCCATCAATGGTCTGGGTCGTTCGAGCGACAAGGTCGTGCAGAGTCATGACGTGGTTGGTAGAACGACCGCACCGGGCGACGTGTATAACTTCGTCGTGACGCGCCGCACAAGCGATCTGCTGCTGAAATGGGACGAAGTCAAGGACATCGCAGTGTCGAGCTATGAGGTGCGGGTCGGGCCATCCTGGGACACGGCCGAAGTGATCACTGCCGGTTTCCGTGGCACGATGGTCACGCACGACCAGAATGAGGCCGGCACCTACTACTATCACGTCCGCTCGGTCAGTGTCTTGGGCGTCTACTCGGACAACGTCACCACCTTTGAACTGGTGTTGCACCGTCCGGAGCCGGTGGCGCAGTTCGACTGCGTGCAGAACAGCTCCCGCGTCGAGTTTCGCTGGAATGTCGGCCAGGAAAACAATATCGTCGGTTACGAGCTGCGTGAAGGCAAGACCTGGTCGTCGGCGACTTTCATCACCCGCATCAACGCCTCGACCTACTCGATGTCGGCCAACTCGATCGCCGGCACCCGCACCTTCTGGATCAAGGCGATCGCCTCGCCTGGCATCTATGGGGGCGTCGCCCGCTTTGCCACCACCGAGGTGGCGATTCCGGAAGACCGCAACGTGGTTTTCACCGACGACGAGAAGAATTACGGCTGGCTTGGCTCGCGTTATCAGGTTTCGGTGATCGATACTGAGTTGCAGTTGGACGCCGGCAAGAGCTACGGCGAATACACCTGGGGCGTATCGCTGCCGCAGACCTTCCGTGCTCGCAACTCGATCGATTCGCGTCTGGACGCGGTGGTGTTGGATACCACCTCCTGGGCTACCGCTTCCTATGCCTGGAACGAGACGCAAGCGACGCGCCGGTGGGCTGCTGCCGGCGACCTGGCGTCGGTCGACTTGGACTATTACATTTCGCGCCGCATCGGTCTGGACCCGGTCTACACCGAAGGCTTCTCGTTGAATGCAACGGCGTATGGCGAGAAGGGCGTGGTGCCGACATCGACAGTGGGCGTAACTTACGGCGTTGGCCGCTTCCTGAAGGGCGTGAAGCTGAATGACTTCACCCGCCTGAACTGGAACATGGCCGTGCCGTCCGAGTTCAACACCACCTTCTGGGCCATTCCGGAAGACTTTTCCGGCAACCGCGTGCTGTGGTCTGGCATGACCGCCACGGGGTTGTTGCTGATTCTCGGCTTCGACAATTCAATCGGCAGCTTCTACCTGGAAGACACCATGGGCCAGAAGATCACACTGCCGTTCAACGTCGAGATCGGCGACCGCCTGCTGGTCGGCATTGTGCAGACCGTCACCACCAGGAAGCTGCTGGTGGGTGGCCTGACCAAGCCGGCGGTGGAAGTGATTGCCGCCTTTACCCCGATCGGTGCGCTGACTTCAGTGCGCCTTCATCAGTAAGTCAGTAGTGATTGACATCCAATCGCCATATCGCGGATAATCAGTCACCACTGACTCTGGCTACATCCTTGAAAGGAAATATTTAAGTGGAACACATTAACGGTTTCAAGCTGCATGGCGCCATGACGCTGGTGCACCAGCAATATGGCGACGAAGGTAATCTGCTCGGCGTGTCGACCAGGCAGAAAGACAACATCATCGTCGATAACGGCTTTGACCTGATCTGCGACGCGCTCGGAAAAGCCGTCGGCCGACCCGACGTCATTTCGCACATTGAGGCTGGCTCCGGCGTCACGGCGCCTGTCTCCGGTGATGACACTCTCGAATCCACGCTTTTGCGTAAGGTCGCGGTCTACGCACATACCGCCGGCACCAAGATTTTCACCATGTCGGTCACCTTTGCCGCAGGCGAGGCGACTGGCCCGATTACTGAGGCGGGCGTATTCAATGCTGCTGCAGACGGCATCATGCTCGACCGCGTGACGTTTGCTGTGATCAACAAGGGCGCCAACGACACCCTGACTGTCACCTTCACCTTTACCCTGTCGTAATAGGCTGGCGACGGTGTGGCGGATTCCGTAACGATTAACGAGACTGGCGGCGCCTATTACACCTGGGATGGTGTTGGCGCCACTGCGACTTGGGACTCTGCCACCGCCAGCACCCATCGATGGGATCGCTCACGCAACGCCAACATCACGGCCGATATCAATGTCGACCCTGTCGCGGTCGCTGATGCTGATCCAGCCCTGACATTCGGCAAGAACGAGAACGTTCTGCTGGATGTCAGTGAGTCTCCTGGCATGGATGTGGGCTGCAAGTCTTACGAATCCTTCAATTTGCGCGACTCCGACAACTGGATCAACTCGCCGCCGGTAACTTGGGCCGACGCGGGTGACCAGGACTGGCGCACCGCCGACATTCTACTGAGCGCCACCTTTATCCGCGAACTCGCCGAGGCGCTTGGCATTGTCGACAGCCCGCCGGCGTTTGGTGTCGACACGGCCTTGATGGAGGATATTGGTATCGCCGAGTCCAATCAATTTGACGTCGCTCAAGCTTTTGCGGAAGCGGTGGCCTTCGTCGAGCAGCGCGGCATGGCGTATAGCAAGGAAGAAGCTGAAGCGATCGCGCTGGCGGAAAGCGACAGCAAAGACGCCGGCAAGGAGGAGAGTGAGGCGTTTTCGCTGGTCGATGCCGATCCTATCAAGGATATCGGGGCCAACCCGATGGAGGCGATCGAATTCGCCGAAGCGCTTGGGCGCACGGCTATCTTTATCTACGCCATTACGGAAGGGATCGGCGTTCAAGAATCAGTGATGAAAGCGGTCTCCCTGCCACGCGCCGAACAATTTGCCATCGGCGACGAGATCCGTCGCAACGCGCAGGCGGTGATTTCCGACGTCCTGATCAAAAGCAATAGCGACATCACCCTGGAAGACTTCAATGCGCTGCTGGCACAGGCACAGCCGGTCGGTTACGGTCCATTCGTGCATTTCATGGAAGGTGAACAGCGATACCAGAGCGCGATCTTCAAGGCCATCCTGACATCCACCGACGCAGCGCGCCCGCGCGTCACCAACCTGGCCGTGACGGTGGACGTGCCGGATGTGCGCGACTCGGGTCCAGCCAGCGTGGTGGCCGGCGGCACCGTGGTCAACTTTAATCGGCGCTTCTACGCGGCGCCGGAAGTCACCGCGTCGCTCAAGGGCGGCACCGTGTTTGCGATTCCCCGCGTGACCAGCATCACCACGGTTGACTTCAGGGTCGAATTGTTCGACCGCGATGGCATTTCCATTGCCGGCACGGTGACGTGGGCGGCGACCGGTTACTAAGGACTGAATATGGCTGACTTGACACTGAATATCAACGAAACGCTGTGCGTCACGGAAGAGCTGCGTAAGACCGCCCAGGCGGTGGTCTCCGACATGCTGATCATGCCGAATGCGGACCTTACCATTGAGCAATTCACGGAGCGGTTGACGGTGGAGTCGGGCGTTGGTTATGCACCCTTTTCCAGCTACATCGGCGGCGGCGACTACAACTATCAGTATGCGATCTATAAGGCGGTGTTGCGCTCAGACGGCGGCTCACG